GTATGTTGATTATGTTGTTGGTCCTGGATTCTTTGTTGATTGTAAAGATGAAAAAGCTAAAAAGATAATTGAAGACTTTATGCAAGATGTTAACTTTGATACTATTCTTAGGAAATGGATTAAGGACGCATTGATTAAAGGAAATGGTTTTATTGAGATTGGTGGAGATAAGAAAGAGGGTGTTAAAGGATTGAAAGTATTGAATGCTGATTACATGTATGTTCTTAGAGATTATAAAGGAAAGATAGAACAATATAATCAGTATAGGGGGGCATTTAATAAATTTTCTAAAGAAAAGATTATTGATTTTAAACCAGACCAAATAGCTCATGTCCCATTTAATCAAGTAGGTGATTGTGCTTATGGATTAGGAATTGGTTACCCTGCTTTACAGTTTATGGATAGTCAAATTCAACAAAATAAAGATATGCATATAATTCAAAATAGAAAAGCAAATAGTCCACTTCATGCCAAGTTAGGTAAGGTAGATGGAAACACTAAGATTATTCCTAAACCTTCAGATGTAACTGCATTTGGAAAGAATATGGAGAATATGCATAGTAAAACAGATTGGGCAACAGACCCTCTTGTTGAATTCAAAGTAATTGACTTTGGTAATGCAGGTGAGAAGTTTGAGCAATCAATGGAACATGATATGAATATGCTTATTTATGCTTTCCAAATACCAAGCGTATTGATGGGAACAGCTAATATTAATGAAGGAATTGCTAAAGTTCAGATGGATGGATTTCAAAGAAGGATTCAATCTATTCAAGCAGAAGTAGAAAAGATTATTGAACAGAAAATATTTAAGAGAGTGTTAGCAGCAAATGGATTGGAAGTTCATGTTGAATTTGAATGGGGTGCTCCAAGCACATTAGAAGTTGAAGGAAGAATGACACTTATAACTGATTTAATTAAATCGCCTACTACATCAATGACATTAAGTAAGATGCTTGAAGAAGAGTTAGTTCAATTACTTAAGTTAGATACTAATGAATATGAAAAGAATATATTAGAAGAAGAAAAAAAGCAAGAGGAAGAAAGAAAAAGATTGGAGGCACAGCCAACACCAATAGTTCCTGGTCAAAATAAAAACTTTCCTAAAGCAACACCACCTAAAGCTGCTATTGCTAAACAACCTAAAGCAGAAAAATACTTTATAAAGAAAAATAATATAGTTCCTGTTGAAGGAGAGGTTCATCTTGCTGAATTTATAAGGAAAAGTGGAAAAAAGTGGCTTATTATAAGTCATAAAACTGGAAATAATTTAGGAAGCTTTGATAGTAAAATAAAAGCTGAGAAAGCATTGAAGAAGATGGCATCTTATGTTAGAACAAAAGAAAACTATGAGTATATGAAAAGTTGTCCTAATTGTAATGAGAAGTGGGAAAGTATATCTGATATTGAAGAGTGGTTAGGTTTCTCTTATAAGAAGTATTTGAAGTATATTGAAAAGGCAACAGAAGCATATGGTTTTGATTTCTTAAAAGGAGTCACTGAAGCAGAGTTTGATGCTGGTTATTTAAATGAAGTTCAAATTAGTAAAGTTAGAAATGTTCTTAATGAAGGATTCAAGAAGGGGTCTAGTATGAGTGTAATGGCAAAGGAAATGGATAAGAATGTTGGATTAAAAGATTTATATAGAATGGAAGATGGCAAGTTAAAGACAGGTGCAAGTGGGCTTCCGATATTAGCAAGGAGTGCTGAAAAAAGGAGCATTGGTATTGTTAGAACTGAAGTTACCAGATTAGCAAATGAAGGTGCTGTTTCATATTATAAAGAGAATAAGATAAAGCAGGTTAGGTGGGTTGCATCATATGGTGATAGAACTTGTGTTGAATGTAGTGGACTTGATGGACAAATTTTTGAAATTAATTCTTATCCAGATATTCCTTTGCATCCAATGTGCAGATGTACTTTAACACCAGTAACGGAGTTGGGATAATTAAAATGGAGAAAATATAAAAAAACTTATATTATAATGAAGAAGATGGAGCTTATTACTTTATAGATGAAAATGATAGAAAGCAAGTTGTTACTCAAGAAAGTTATCTTTTAACATATATATTGGAGGTATTATTAAAACAAAATGAAAAGACCTGAATGCGCAATAAAAGGATGTACAAATGAAGGATTTATAGGTTATGCTGGTACTTGGATATGTGGTAGCTGTTTAGCAAAGATAGAAAAAAAGAAAATGGAAAGTGAAATGGCACTGATGGAGGAAATAGGAAATGATTAAAATATGCCCACGATGTAATGAAAGATATGTAGTTGGATTTGATACTTGTGATTTTATTCATGAATGTGATAGTGGAAATCTTACATTGGACCAAGAAGATGTAGTTGTTGTTGGAGATTGGACTGATTATGATGGGTCAGGAACAATAGGACCACAAGAGGTTATGAGACAAGGTTCGGAAAATGAACTTCAGGGAACAAGAGCTGGAATTGAAGGAGAAGATAAAGAAGATGATACGCCAAGAGGAAATAGGTCAAGTACTCATAGACAAAGACAACATTTAGAATTTATAAATATAAAAAACGAGAGGTTATCATAATGGGTGAATTTGAAGAGATGCCAGAAGAACCAGAACAAGAAGAAGTTATAGATAGAAGTGATTTGAATATTCAACAGTTTATGAATGATATGAGTATGATTGGTAGACAAGTTAATAATAGAGAGCTTGATAAACCAAATTTTGATTATGGTGATTTAGCTGTAACAAATTATTTATTGTGGTTAATGCTTGGTGAATTAATGTTATTAAATGGGGGTAAGAAAGAAGAATAATGGCAGAGTCAATTATTGATGGAAGAGGGAATGCTTATGCATTAGCAGTTAACAGTGATGGTTCTATAAATGTAAGTGGTGTTGATATTACTATCGGAAGCTTAGCAGTTAGTTTAGAAAGTATTTATGTTACAAGTGGAACAATGTATATGGTTAGTGGAGATAATTTAGCAGTAACTTCTATGCCAAAAACTGAAGTTTATGTTTCTGGAGCAGTTGTTACTGGTTCTAATTTTTGGGTTAATGAAACTACTCCAATTGATACTACACAAAATAATGCATTTATAAATTTACTTTATGTTTCTTCTGGAACAAGTACTGGAATAACAACAGGAAGTCAAATAGGTTCAATAGTTAAATTCATTGATGCTGGTTCGTATGTTAAGGTGTTAACTTATACATCTGACAATCTATCTAGTATTGGTAGTTGGTCATAATGGGATATACTTATAATCCTTTTACAGATAATTTAGATGTAATTGCTGATACTTTTTGGAGTAAAACTGGTAGTGTTATAAGTCCAACCGAAGTTGGAGATAGTATAGAGACTGAAGCACAAATATCCGCTCAAAATATAAATTTATTAAGTTACATTTATTTTAATGCATAGGAGGTAAAAAAAGATGACATTCACACATAAAATATTAGGGCAAAGTACAATTCTTAGTGCAAGCAATTCAACAATTTATACAGTCCCAGGAACAACAACAGGTATAGTGAAAATTCTATGGATAACTAACACTACTGCAAGTGATGTGACTATTGAATTATGGCTTGGAGCTGCGGCTGGAGATGCTAATAAACTCATGGATGGAGTTACAATTCCTGCAAATGATTTTGTTCAAGTATTCACAGACATTGGTTTGGCAGCAACAGAAACAATACAAGCCAAAGGAAGTACTAATCTAGCATTATCAGTAACAGCTACTGGAGCGGAGATTGCATAATGGCACTAACAATAACACAAGAAACAGATTTTAGAGTAATAGTTCCAACAGTAACTAATGTTGATTTGTTATTGAGACCTGGACATTCTATTTCTAATACTTCAAGAGCTGGAGAAGGTATTGTTACTGGATATGTTAATGCTGGTTTTGTTGAGAGAAGTGGTTGTGCAAATTTTACAATTCTTGTTTTAAGTGGAGATTTCCAGAATGGAGATTCTTTTACAAATACACCTACTGGTGCTGGAACTATAAGCACAGTTACAGTAGCTACTTATCCTGGAATACTTGTTACTGGAACAATGCCTGATACAGACAGCACGACTAATACAAATGAAGCCTTAGATGCAGATGAAGTAGATATAACTGTCCTTGATTCTTCGGTATTAAGGAAAGGAATGATTTTAAGAATAGATGACACTGTAGATGAATATTCTTTAATTGAAATTATACCAAATGCAACAACTATTACAGTTAAACGAGGTTTATTTGGCACTGGAGGAACGCATACTACAGGGAAGGATATTTATATTGTTGATACTGATTTATATGAACAGATTTTAGATGCTGATGTTACTGGTGGTTGGGGTTATTCAGATACTACTAACGGAAGAATTGAGTTTGATTGTAACTTAATATGTGGTTCTCCACAACAAACATCTAATAGTATTTTAATAACATCTATGGAGAATTTAGATTTAAGTATGACAGATACAAATAATTATTATCAGATGGGTAATGAAACATATAGGACATATTTCCAAAATGGTTTAGGTTATTTATCTGAGGTATCTGGTGATTGGGATGGCTTCGCTTCAAGAGGAAGTATAATAAAGACGCCTGGTGTTGGTACTACATTCACCCCTTGTGTTAATTGTACTTCTTATTTCTTTTCTGCAACTATAGATGGAGCAATTAACTTTAGAGGTAAAACAATAAGCTATGATATGTTTCTCTCAAGTGTTGATAATGCAGTTATAAATCTTGGACATACTGAGGTAAGTAAGGGATTTAATACATTTTGTAATTTAACTTCTGTTAATGCTGCAACTGCATTGTTTGAATCTAAAATACTTAAAATATATGGAAGTGGCATTTATTGGATTTATAGTTTCGCTGATGTAACTTTAAGAGAGATGGAAACAGATGAACGAGTTGCTGGTTCTGGTTTTTTAGCTGCTGGAACAAAGACTCAAATAGATTGCAAGACTCAATCTTCTTTTGGCATATTTGGTACGTTTGGTTTTACTTTTGATAACTTTAAATCTTTTAACTGTAATGTTATAGGAGAAGATGGTGAACCAATAGAAGGTGCTAATGTTGTCTGTAATTACAGAATAGACAATACAGATAATATTTTCTCAGTTCCTACTGATGCAGATGGAATAACTGAAGAACAACTTATTAGATTTGAAATAGCTCCTTTACTTCCAGCAGGTTTTGTCCATGGTGTTCCACAAATCACTGCAACAAGAAATATAGAAATTTTTGTAAGAAAATCTGGTTATAAAGAATACAGATATAGAAGATATATAGGGGATAGAGATGACCCCATTGTATTAAAAGATATAGTGTTAAAGAAAAAAAGATTCATAGAAACTAAAAGTGTGGGAGGTATATAATGCTAACAATACAAGAACAAGAATATGGTAATAATTTAATTGCTTATTATAAAAGTCCAGTTGTTAAAGATGATAAAAAAGTTTCTGATTTTATTTATGCTATTGATAAAAGCAAAATAATTATGATTAAAGAATTTTTAATTAATGTGATTCAAGTACAAAAAGAAGCAGATTTGGAAGTTTATAATCAAAAAGTTTCAGAATTAACAGCTGAAAATCAAATAATAATAAATTATTCAAAATAATAAAAAAGGTAAAAACCTTTGTACAATAACAAAATATATACTCAATTATATAATTTAGAATATAATATTTATAAACTAAAAAAAATAACATATTACATGGATATTCAGGATAATAGTTCGGTAGACAATAAAGATTGGAGAGTTTTAGAATTTTATGTACCAATTGAAGAGTCTGTCCATAGTGAATCAGAAGATTTCTTTATAAAAGGTGTGGCGATTAATGAAACGACAACTCTTAATAATGTTAAGTATGTTGCTGAGGAATTACAAAAGGCAGCACCTAGTTTTAGAAATGTTCCTATTTTATTAGACCATAGGAATGAAGTTAAAAACATAGTGGGACGAACTACAGAAAATGTAAATTGGAGTTCGACATTTAATAGGATTGATTTTGAGGCAAAAATTATGGATAAGGGTATTATAGAAATGATTAAGGATGGTAGAATTGGTAGTGTTAGTATTGGAGCTAAAGTTGATGATTTAATAGAGGAAAAGGATGGTAGTATGAAAGCTATCGGAATTCGTGGACTGGAATTAAGCTTAGTAGCTGTTCCAGGTGATAATCAAGCAAATTTAGCACAAGCTTTAGAGCAGTGTCATCATTTGAAAGAGATGGCAAATACTAAAGTTGAAGTTAAAGGCGCTGATAAACAACTAAATACAAACGAGGATACAATGGTAGAAGACATTAAACAACCAGAAGTCGTCCCTGAAGAATCTAAGGTAGAAGTCCCTGAAGTAGAAACTCCTGAAGTAGCTAAAGAAGAAGAAGCTAAAGAAGAAGTTGTTGCTGAAGAGAAAGCTCCAATTAACGTAAAGATTGATACATCAGAAATTAGTGATATGAAAGCACAAATTGCTGAGTTGAAAACTTTATTAGTTGAAAAGAAAAAGATTACAGAGGAAATTGAAGTGGAAAAAGAAGAGACAAAGGAAGACGAGACTAAGGGTGAAGTATCAGAAGAAAAGGAAGAAGCTTTAGAAAAAGTTAATTCATTGATTGTTGAAAAAGCAAGAAGTGGATTTGGCGTTTATAGAGATTATTCAAACGAGAATTCTGATTCTAATCTGAAAAGACTTGTTAGATAAAATTTATATTCATAATCACATTTAGTGATTATAAATTATAGAAATAGAAGGAGGATAAACAAAAAGAAATGGCAGTAAGTTATAGCAATACAGACGGAGCAATTGGAATTACAGATGGAGGAACTCCACGAACAATGACAATTAAAGCTAGAGAAGACATTACCGGAGGATTTTGGGTAAATGGTTCAACAGCTGAAGGAGTAGTTGGTTCAGGAGCAGAAACATATGTATCGGCTGATATCGAAGGATATACAGTTTCGACTCAAATTGGTTCGAGAGTTATTGGCTTAGCGACACAAGATATTGCATCAGGTACTTATGGTACAATTGCAAGGAGAGGTGATTATTTGATGCCTTGTTTAAGTGGAACCAAGATTGGTTCAGTTTATGCAGGAAATCCATTAATGGCTGGAAGTGCAGGAACTGTATTACCTTTAGGGTCAAGTACTGTAGTACCACAACCTGGAGCGGCAGTAGGAGCATATATGTACCCAGTAGCAAGAGCAATATCAACTGGTGGAGTAGCAGGTGAGTTTGTAGTTGTTTCATTAAATTTATAGAATGGCAGAACTAAAAGCAATACAAGAATTACTTTCTACAGGAATGGGGACAGAAGGACAACTTTTGATTCCTCGTAAAATTCATGATACTCTTATAGAAGAAGTTGATAAGAATTTAATTCCTCGTAGTGAGGCAGCAATGTATTTTGGACCAACTGAAATATCAGGTAGTAGTTATGATGTAGATTTGGTAGCACCTAATGAAATGGATATTAGAATCGTTGCAGAAGGAGCAGAGATACCAATCGACCAAAGCGCTTATGAATCATTCAACTTGAAACCAGTTAAGTGGGGAGTTGCATTAAGAATCACTAAGGAAATGTTAGAGGATTCAAAATGGAACTTGTTATCACATAACATTAAGGTTGCAGGTAAGAGATTCGCAGAGAAGGAAACAACTCTGGTTATAGAAGACGCGTTGGACAATGCATCAAATACAGTATCAGGTGGAGCAGCAATTACAATAGCTAACATTACAAGAGCAATGCAATATTTAGATGATGAAGACTATACCGGAACAACAATGTTTGTTGGAATGGAAGTTCTTAATGATTTAAGGAATATTGATACTTTTGTAGAGGCTAATAAGATAGGAAACAACGACATGCTTGCAAGAGGATTTTTAGGTACAATTTACGGATTGAATGTAATCAAATTTTCAACTAATGCAGCACCAAGTTCAACCTATAGTAAGTACGCATATATCACAGATAAGATGCACGCTTATGTAATCGCAGAAAAAAGACCAGTGACTATCGAAAACTTTGATATGCCGGTGTACGACATGAGTGCAGCGTCAATAACTCAAAGGATTAAGGTAAGACATTTGAGAGCTAATGCAATTGCAAAAATTACAACCGCGTAAATAGGTTGTATAAATAAATTTTATTTTTTTTATTTTTTTATATTTACAGAGAGAAGTTAACTCTATAAAAACAAAACAAATGTAAGGAGGACATAAAAAGAAATGGCAGATTCAACAACAACAGGAAGTGCAATAATAGGCGGAATAAACGGAGGTCTACAAAAAGGATTATTGGGGGCACCAAATACAAATTCAGAGTATACGGATAAATCTTTAATCATATATGGAACTCCGCAAAATGTTATTACAGCTAATGTAGGAAGTCAAGTGGCTTTCGATATTCAAAATAATGATGTTTATATAGCAGTAGCACAAGGAGGTAGTGAATGGAGCAGATTAGGTTCATTAACTTAATTTCATTCATAATTTAAAATGACAGCAACTAATATGATTGTAAGTGGAGTAACATTAAATTTTAGTGGTACTCAATTTACTCAACAAGGAACAGTTCAGTTATGCTTAATGTGTGCTATGAGTGGGTTAGCAGTTATTCCAGTTAAATGTGATTCTACAGGTAGAATAGGAAGTGTATTCTAATGACAGCACTTACTAATGTTGAAATTGGAAGCGTAGTTTATAATCTGGTAGATAATATTCCAACAGGTATAAGTGGAACATTACCATATTTAGTAAATTTAGGTGTTTATACAGCAGAAAATTATACTGGTAATGATATTTCAGTAGATTCAATTGGTGATGTATATCAACCGGCGGTTATTAATCTAACTATTTCTCAAGTCCTCGGTCAAATGGAGGCACAAGGATTAGGTACTAAATCAGTAAAAATTGGAGAATTATCTATTACTAAAGGAATGCAAGAAGGAACTTCAAAGAGTTTTCAATCTTTAGCATTCAACCAATTAAATGATTTAGGAAAGTCAATGTCCTATTATCAAACTTATAATTAAAATGCCAGGAAACGGATTAATTATGAGTTTGAGTGAATTTAGGTCACTTCCACAAAAACAAAAATTAGATTGTCTATTTGAAAATCAAGTTAAAACTTTACAATTAATGAAAGGTTATAAATTATATTACAAATTCACTTATGCAGTAGGTGCTGTATTATCAATAGGAATGGGGATTCTTTTTAAACTACAATTAGGAGGTAGTTAAAATGTCTATTGTTTCTGATTTCCAAGCTGGAGTCGATGAGGCGATGAAGTTTGGACAACAAATTCGTGTTAAATATTATAATATAGTTGAAACTGGTGATTATTATGATGATGATGCTAACTTAACTCAAAGTGGAACTGATTTTTGGGCAAGTGGAGTTGTTCTACCTATAAGTAATTCTCAAGGAAGTAGTGATGCTGTATTGCTTGAACAAGGAAAGGTTTTAACAAATGATACTAAATTGTATGTTGATGCTTCTGTTCCAACATCTGGAACAATTAAAATTGGATTAGGAAGTCCAGTTACTGGAGAGTATAGTTTATTAAGTCAAGGTGTTACAAAATGGGATGTTAATGAAATTGCTATTCTTAAAAAAATATTCATAAGAAAATTAGATACAGGGAGTTTAATGGGAGAATAAAATGGCTAATCAAAAAATATCTGATTTAAGTGGATTATCTTTTGCAGCAAATGATGATGAGTTAGTAATAGTGGATTCAAGTGAAAGTGAAACTAAAAAAATATCATTTGGAAAATTAACTGGTTCGTTTGCTATTTCTGGTGGAGCATATCATGATAGCTTTTCTGATTATGTTGCAGATGAACATATTGATTGGACAACAGACCAAGGGACAACAAATATTGATTCAAGAAATTATACAGATAATGATACAACAGCTCACGCTTCATTTTCACAATTAGATTATGCAAGTGCTGGGCATACTGGTTTTGCAAGTTCAACATCTTTGACTACAGTATCAGGAGCAGGAGTAGCAGTGTCGGGTGGTTTTATTGTAACTTCAGGAACAGGAGTTATAATTTCAGGAGCGACTGTTACAAATGCTGACGATATATCAACAAATACTTCTAATCTTTCTACAGTAAGTGGAGCAGTTGTTATAAATAAAAATAATTTATTAATTGTTAGTGGTGCAGGTGTTGGTGTATCTGGTGCTTTAGTAGTTGTTTCTGGAGCAACTGTATTGAATACTGCTAAAGTAACAAATGTTATAACAAATTTATCTGAAGGAACATCTACACTTACTACTGTTAAAGTTAATTCAAGTGATGGAGATAATGCTACATTAGCTTCAGCATCTACATCAAGAGCTGGATTATTATCAAAAGTCAAATTTGATGAAATTGGTACAACAACTTCTTCATTATCTACAGTTTCTGGAGCAACTGTAACTAATGCAGCAAATATTAGTACTAATGAAAGTAATTTATCAACTGTTTCTGGTGCAGGATATACAAATACTCAAGATATTATAACAGTTTCAGGAACAACAGTAACTAATTCTGAAGACATATTAACAGTTTCAGGAGCTAGTGTAACTAATGCTGATGATATATTAACAGTGTCTGGTGCAGGTGTAACTAATTCTGAAGATATTTCAGCATTAGATAGTAATTTAAATACAGTATCAGGAGCTGGATATTCTAACACTCAAGATATTATAACAATTTCTGGAGCAGGGTATTCTAATTCTCAAGATATCATAGTAATTTCAGGTGCAGGAGTAGCGGTTTCAGGAGCATTAGTAGAAGATATAGCAAACTTAGCAACAATTTCAGGTGCGACAGTAACCAATGCAAATGATATAGAAACTGTTTCTGGTGCCGGCGTTATAAATAAAAATGATATTAATACTATTTCTGGTGCATATATTGTTACTTCTGGAGCTTTAGTAACAGATATTGCTAATTTAGTAACAATTTCTGGTGCTCTTGTTTCTGATATAAATGATTTGGTGACAATAAGCGGTGCTACTGTTACAAATAAAAATAATTTGACAGTTGTAAGTGGAGCATATGTAGCAACAAGTGGGGCATTGGTTATAGACATTACAAATCTTACAACAGTATCAGGAGCTGGAGTAAGTTCTACAAATCAAATAGTAAAAAACACTGGAAGCATTGTTATAAATGCTGGTAACATATCACAAAACACTGGAAGTATTATACTTAATACAACTCATAGATTAGATAGTACACAAGCACACTCAGATTACCTATTAAATAATGCAAATGATTCAACAACAGGTTCAATAGTATCTGCTGGATTTAGTACGACAGGTATAACAGTAACTGGAGACCACGGAACAGCAACAACAGACCAAGTCGTTAATGTTTGTTATGGAACAGGGGATCCCCCAACAGCAAACACAACAACCGAGGGCTCACTTTATGTGCAGTACACCGCTTAAAATGGATATTGAAGAAAGGAACAAATTACAATCTATTAAATTAGAAATAGAGCAAGATAATGATAAATTTGTTTCAGACAAACTGAAAAGATTAGATGATTTGATTAAAAGGAAAAAAGATTCTAATCCAAAAAATCCAAATAATATTACAATGAAACAACATTTAATTAACGAACATCAAAGAATAAAGGACAATCCAATAAAATTTATAAGTGAAAGACTAAAGAGTTTAACTGATTCAATTATACAACTGGAGGAATTAGATGGCGACAGTAGAGATAAGTAGCTGGGAGGATTTATCTGATATTAATGATGCCCTATCTGGAGATTATATACTCACAACAGACTTAGATTCTGATTCAACTGGATATTCTACTTATGCAAGTTCAACAGCAAATGCAGGGGTAGGCTGGACGCCTCTTGGAAATTCAACAACTAAATTTACAGGAACTTTTGATGGGGATAG